GTTCGTGAGTCTGCGGTGCTTGGCCATCTGGAATAGCCATTCGAGGCGTTGTTCCGAGCGTGTCTTTGCGATGAAGTCCGCCATCTATGCTGCCTCTGCTTGTTGGAGAGAGGTGAGGATAGCTCGACCGATGAGTTCGGGGATTTGAGGGACTACGGCGTTTCCGAGCTGCCTATTGCGGTGTATCCCTCGGGGTATCCCATGACCTGTTCCGCGGTTTCTGGAACTGGATACCGTTGGCCAAGAACAAGGCTGCACCAGTCCTGCCAGTTGTTCCGCTCTGGATTTGGAACACCACGCCGCGGTGACTGTCGCCCGCCCTTGAACGCGCTGGCGTTGGGGGTAGGCCACAATCCACACTCGGTCCCGAAGTTGTCTGGCACCAACGTAGGAAGCCGGTATGCAATGCCACTCAGCATCATACCCGAGCGCGGCCAAATCTCCGAGAACTCTGCCAAGTCCCCGTCCAAGCAACGCTGAGACGTTCTCCACGACGACGATTGCCGGTCGAAGCTCGCCAATGAGTCTGGCGAACTCTGACCACAGCCCGCTTCGTGCTCCCGCAAGACCCGCTCCGCGGCCTGCGAAACTAACGTCTTGGCAGGGAAATCCTCCAATGATTGCATCCGGTCGAATGCCGTCTGATCGCAGTCTATCTCCGGTAAGCTGTCGAACATCGTCATAAATCGGAACCTCTGGAAAACGCGCCGAAAGCGTTGCCCGGGCCTCATCATCCACTTCACAGAATGCGACGGTTTCAAAGCCGCCTGCGCGATGCAACCCAAGCGAAAATCCGCCGATGCCTGAAAACAGGTCGAGGACCTTGAGCTTCCCCCCCACCCGCATCAGTCCGCCTCCTCGCGCTGTTTCCGTTCCTTCGCGCGCTCATATGCATCGCGGAGTCTGCGGAGCAGGCCGTCAGGGCATTCTTCGAGGTCGTGATGGCGCGGGGCGTTCATTGGAGCGCCTCCGGAACCGCCTTGCCGATTTCACGGCAGAGTTCTCGCGTCTTCGCCCGGACCGGTTCGCGCAATTGCGCAGAACGGGCCTGACCGCCCAAGCGTCCAATGCGGCGATAGTGGCGGCGGAGGAGGAAGCGGATCATGCCAGCTCCTTTGTGCGGAACGGAAAATGGACGTCGCCAGACGCGATGCGCCTGTTGAGCGCGCTCCTGCTTTCGCGAAGCTCTGCCCTTTCCCACTGGCTCATCTTGCGCGCGGAGGAGGGGCGCGCCTTGCGTGCTTGTTCTATTGCATCTGCGTAAGATTGCTCGCGGGGATCGAGGGCAATCCTTTTGCGCTGCTTCCGGGCAATGGCGTCATAATCCGGCGGATCGGCGGGCGCGGGATTGGCCGCGATAATGGCCTCGATCATTTCAGTGATCGTGAACCATTCGCCCTGCATCCGGTCGTCTTCAAATCGCCTGTGGAAAGCAAACTCTTCCTCGTGATTGCCGGGAAGCACGGCCTCCAGCGTGATCGGCAACGGACAGCCTGTTTGAATCGCTTTCAGTCGCGACCATGGATCAAGCGAGCTGCCGATCTTGACCGCATTGGCCTTGCGGCAGGTGACGAAATAGACGCTCACGCTACGCCCTCCAGCTCGGCAAGGCGAAGAATCAGGCGCTTGCGCTCTTCTTCGGGAGTTTCGTGCGCCACGATCACGTCTGCCTTTTCAAAGACCTTCGGGAGCGGCGGCTGATCGTTCAGCTCAAATGCGCCGAGTCCGCACGGCTCGAGAAAAGCGGAAGCGAACGGTGCGCCGAGAAACTTGGCGAGGCTCGCCAGGTCTTCGACTTTCAGCGGCCGATATTCAGGATCGTCGGGCTGGCACTTGGCGGCTTCGATGCAGCGTTCGGGAACGCCGGTTGCGTCCGAAAGCTCGCGAACCGAGTAGCGACGGCCTCTGCCGACGTGCAGGTGCAGCGCGTCCCTCAGTTTCTCGCCAAGGCAATTGCGAGAGACGAGCAGCGGGCTGCGGGCATCCGGGCCGTCGAAGTTCGCAGCATGTGGGGCGGAAGCCACTAAAGAGCCTCCCCATCGTGAGTAGCGTTGCGCCGGGGGGCGACAGTTGCAGATCCTCCCCCCGCTCTGTTTACAGAGTCCCTCGGCGCGTTTCTTGCTTCCAGGGGGAGCGCGATCCAGTCACCATAAACACTGAGCGGAGCCAGCGGCGGATGCACATCCGCCCATGCGGCGCGGCGGGCCAGAAGCCACACCGCGCCAACCACCGCACCAATTGCGAGAATGATCGTCCCCCCACCCATCGGGTATCAACCGATGTGGTCGAGTGCGGAGACGAGGGTTTCGAGACGTTCGATCTGCGAGAACAACGACGAAAGATCGTTCCGGTAGCTGTCAATCGGCTTCTCGCAGTCGGTGTTTTCGCCAGCACTCGCGCAGACGCCTTGGAAACGATCGATGAAGTTTCCGAGCCTCTGGGTCTGAATAGCGACACGTTCGGCCGCGTGTTTCAGTCGCCCAAGCTCCGGCATCGGTTTGATCGCTTGACCACCGCCGACGTTCACCGCGCGCGCGATATTGCCTTCGTAGTCCATCATTCAGTCTCCTGCTGTGTGAAGAAGTCCGGAACGCGAGCCGAGCATCGCCGCTCTGGCAAGACGGCGGCTTTCTCCCGCGCTCCGGGTGCTCGCCGGGAGTTGGGGCGAGCGGATCATCGTGTTTCTCGTGCCAGTCGAATGACAGGCGAAAGGACCGAGGCGCTGATCTCGCCGCCTGATGCCCGCTCCAGATCAAGCGCGACACGCGGCGAGCAGGGCCATTTGCCGCGAAGGACCATGCTCGCATGACCCTTCGAAATTCCCGCCTTTTCGGCGAGGTCGCTGACGTAACGCGACCGCTCCGGCTTCACGAAGGGAGTGAGGCTCGCGATATGATCTGCGAGCGCTCCCTCGTGGCTAAACCATTCGCCTCGGCGTCGGAGCGATCGGAACTGCTCGTGACGGGCGCGTTCTGTCTCCGGACCTCCATCCTCAAACGCGAGCAGGACGAGCCGCGTCGGGCTGTCCACCTGCATCTTGGAAAAGCGAGATTGCGGGTTCTTTGCGAAGCCGATCTTCACCAATCCAGCGTCTGGCGCGTGAACGTAATAGACGCTCATGCGGCCAGCCCAAAAAAGTCGTTGGCAGTCACTTGGCCGTGGGTTGCCAACGCAATGCGTGACATGCGTTGCTTGTCAGGAATGCGATCCCCCGCGATGTAGCGGCGAACCGTCTCTGGACTCACGCCGATGCGCTCCGCAAAAACGTGGCGGTCGATTTCGGCTTGCTTGAGATATTCCTTGAGCGTCACGACACCATAATGGTTCGCGTGAGGCTCCTTTGTCAACACCAATTCAGGCTATAGCCGAAATTTCATTGCGGCCCCATGCCCCGCGCATGTTGGCAACCAGAATAGCCGAAAACATCCAGCGGCTCCGTGAAAAGCGGGGCTGGTCGCGTCCTGATCTTGGCAAGCGGTGCAGGCCGCCGACCTCTGGTCAGCAGATCGAGCGACTCGAAAAGGGCCAGCGCAACCTCACGGTCGATTGGATCGAACGCATTGCCCGTGGCTTCGGTATCGATCCCGCAGACCTATTGGCCGGCGAAGCGTTCGAGCTTACTCCACAAGTCGCAGAGCTGGTTGCTGGATTCCTGGGTCGCGCAGTGCTTCGAGGCGACGAGCCAGACCAGGCGATCGTTGGTGATCTCGCTGTATTATTGCGAGAGTTGTTCGAGCTGTTCGCACGGCATGAAGCAATGCGGCACGATCCAGAAGCGGTGCGCCCCGTAATTGATCTTCTAACGCGCTGATCCTCTCCGCCATCGCGGACTCGCACCGCTCAAGCCAAACCGACAAGGCGCATTGCGCCTCGTATTCGCGTAACGCTTCCAACTGTCCACACTCCCCCGCCCACCTCGATAATTGCCGAGCATTCATAACCTTAACGTAGGCGGGTATGTCCACAAGCTGAATCGGGCGGAGTTGCATGTTCACCTCGTGTTCTTATTGCCGGAGGTGAAGGCCGCGCGAAAGCCGGAATAATTATTTTCATCGCCGGTCCATTCTGGTGTTGACAAGCGCCACCGTATTGGTGTTCATTACCTCCAACGGCACCCAAGCCAAGGAGGTTCACGGTGGGCGACTTAATCAAACTGCATCGCGGCACCTACGATCCGCAATTTCCCCGCTACGTCCGTCCGATCCCGCACGAGCACAAAGCCCGGGCAATGGGTGATCCTGACGCCGTGTTCGCCCGCCAGCCGGTCGATCTCGACGAATGGCTGAACCGTGGGCGCAAGGAGCGTCTGCAATACCGCATCGCACTCGCCGCTCTCGCCGTGGCGTGGTTCGCGGTGATCTACTTCGCTTTCCAGCTGGGCAGGGGAGCGTTCTGATGGCGCGCCTCATCACCGCCGACGCAAGCAAGGTCTCTGCCAAGCAATTCCTTCGCCATGTGTTCGGGCCACCCATTCGCGAAGTCCTCGCAGCCATGTCGGACGAGGAGTTCGAGCGGGAATATCAGGCGTGTCTCAAACGCAAGGGCGATCCGCTTGTCGCGCACATGGTGGGCGAGAAATTCCGGCGGTGCCTGATGGCGAGGAACGAGGCGCTGACCGACGTTCACCGCGACCGCGATCCCGACACTGGCAATGAGAGGGTGGCAGCATGATTATCTTTCGCAATCGCGGCTTGATCGACCTTGCCGCCGTCAAAACGCTCGGCGTCTCTGTTAAGGAAGAGGGCGCGATTGGCTATTTCGGCACCGGCCTGAAGTTCGCAATCGCCACCATTCTTCGCGGCGGCGGCTCAATCTCAATCTTCCGTGGCAAAGAGGAACACTACTTCAGCACCGTCACAAAAGACGTTCGCGGGCAGTCGTTCCAGATCGTCACAATGGAAGGCAATGAGCTTGGTTTTACTACCAATTTAGGCCGCGATTGGCAGCCTTGGATGGCCTTTCGTGAACTGGCCTGCAACGCGCTTGACGAGGGCGGCCGGTTCTATGCCGCACGCGATGTCGAAGAGGTCGCCGACGATGAAACCGTTATCGCGGTTCACTCGCCGGAGATTGAGGACGCCTACTACAACAGATCTGAAATCCTGCTTGAAACGCAGCCGATCTACGCGAACGACTACATAGAGATTCGTCCAGGCAAGTCGCAGCATCTCTACTATCGTGGCGTTCGTATTCATCGCTTTGGCTACCCCACAGCGCACACCTACAACTTGCTCCGGAAGATCGACCTGACGGAAGATCGGACGTTGAAATACTGGTGGGAAGCGGACGGGCAGATCGCTCGCGGATTGGCGGGATGTGACCGCGAAGACCTGATCTTCGCCGCGCTCTCTTGCGGACCTGATTTTCACGAACACAATATAGATTTCAGCGAGGAATATCGTCCCACGCCAGCGTTCTTGCGGGTGGCGGCTGGAATGCGCGGCAGGCTCGACAACATCGCGAATGCGAACCCTGCGGCGATGCGATTGGCGAAGATGCTGAGCCTTTCCGATCTTGGGCCTAGCGAAAGCGTCGATTTGCACCCCGTGGAAAAGGAGCGGTTCGACCGCGCCAAGCAGTTCTTGTTGGGCATCGGCTACGATGTTGAGAAATACCCGATCACGATTGTTGACGACCTTGGCGAAGGCATCTGCGGACTCGCGAAAGAAAACCGCATCTTCATCGCCAAAATGGCTTTCCAGAAAGGCACGAAGGAGGTCGCGGCAACGCTCTTCGAGGAGTTCGTGCATCTTCGCACGGGCTACGGCGATGCGACCCGCCAACTCCAAACATGGCTCATGGATGAGCTGCTCTTGCAAGCCGAGAAAGCGTCAGGAGTCGCGCTGTGACTCCCGGCGCCCGCTACTGCGCCCAGCTTCTCGACCGTCAGGCAAAGCGGAACACGCTCCACCTGCGATTCGGCTCGGCAATGAAATCCACCAAGGGACGGCGTGAGGCCAATAACCTCACGTCGCGCAATCATGGCGAATGACGATCTTGAAAGCTGGCGACCGGCTTTGATCGCTTTCTACCGGAGCGAGTGCTGGTTCCAGAGTGCCGACAATCTGGAGAGGCTCTGCTTCCCGCTTAGCGTCGAGGACAGACGGACAATCCGCGCGCTCCAGGCAGCAAGCGCCGCAACCCCTGCGAATTACCGGAGGGCCGCATGAACACTCACGCTGAAATCCGCGTCGCGACGACCGCTATCCGTTCGATCCTCGCCAGTCTCGAATTGGCACCCGGATTCGACGGCGATCATACCCTCAAGATGGACATGCTGGAAGGCGAAACCGAGTTCTTCGAGGTCGTCCGTGAGCTGCTCAATCAGAACGAGGACGACGACGGGATCATTGCCGCGCTGGATGAGCAGATCGACGCCCGTGCAATC